GCAAAATTAGCCTTTACACCATACCCATCATCACCACTCTCGGTGATAAAATGAACCATAGTGTATCTTTGTATTTCTTGATCCGTTCTCGGTGTTAGTGTGTTCATGGCGTTAGTTCGTTCCTCGTCAGTGCATACGCATCCATCGTATCCGCAGTGTCTGCATTGTCCGCTCATAGTTCGTTCGGTGTTATTATGTTGATATTTTGCTATTCTATCGACACATTGTAACGTTCTTCGCTTTCCACAATTAGCTTGGCGAGTTGTTTTGGCGTGGTAATCTTGCTGAGTTTATTATCATGCCCAGCTTCCATTTTCTTCGCACCGCAATCATTTTCAAATAAATACCAACTGATCCAGTCGTGTTGATCAATCATTCTGAGCATAGTATCAAATGAATGCCAGATAGCGTGAAACAAATTTCCTTCCGCATTAAGCGTTCCTGCCTCATCTGCCGCGTCACACCGTTTGCTTAGGTTTTTGTAATTAGAAGCGATCTGTTCAATCTTCTTTTCCCACTCGTTAATACGTTCTTGTCTAGTCATGTTTGTAGTTAAGTTTGCTTAATATATTGTCGAATTTCTGACTGATCAGAGGGTTAATATCCACAAGTAATTCTGCCCTGCGCTTTGCCGAACTGACCGTGCTGTGGTTCGTGCAGTTCATGAGGTTGGCTACCTCCTGTTGCTTAAAGTGTTTGGATAGCAATGACATCGCAATGGTCCGTGCGTAGGACGTGAAGACCGTCTTCTTGCTCGCATACCGGGTGACCTTCTGGTTCTTTGCTATCTCATCAATCGTGATATCAAACTCGGCACAGACGGCCTTGATAATCCTTGCTAGTAGTTCAACGGACTGAACCGTCATGTTGGATTGGTATACCATAAAAAAATAGGCAGGGGGATTTCTCCCCCCACCATTGGGTTAGTCTAGAACGGGATTTCGTCCCGCTCGGTGTCGAGGTCTGGCACTGTCTTCGGCGTAAAGCCTGTTGACGTAGCCTCCGTGACCTTTAGTGCCATATACTTGGCACCGCCGTTCTTAGGGGTCTGCACCCACGCTGAGAGCTTATACTCTGTCCCGTCGATGTTGATCTTACCCTGATAGTCAGGACGCTTTGGATTGTCTCCCTTGTCATTCTTGAAGAGGGAGCCTTTATTGGTGTTGTCGTAGTCGCTCATATGTTTATTGGATTGAGATTAGTTCTGAGAGTTCTTGGTAGTATTCGTGATATGCCTTTAGCCCGGCAAACATATCCTCGGTGTATTGGTCACGCTCGACGAGTTTGACGAATAGTGGTGCCGCTGGTGAGAATGCCACAAACCACCATGCCTTGGCACCGGTAACAGCCATCGAGCCGTGAACCTGTGCCTTGTATTCGTCTGGCAGCTCGTCAGTCTTGATATACTGGATAAGCTTGGACATCCGAGGGCATTTGATCTCTAGCCCCTCACCGTTGTCCATGATGCCGTCAGGAGAGCATCCGAACGCACCGTGGATAGACTTGGCAAAGCCAATGGTATCGACCGCGAAGTCCATCTGCTTGCTGAACGCCTCAAGTGCGTATGGTTCAAGCTGGACACCACGTTTCATGTCGTCTGATTCGAATGGTGATGGGTCGGGGAAGCCGTTAGCCTCTGCCAAGCATTTGCTTGCCGCGGTAAGCCTAGCCTTCTCAGCCACCTTGCCGGACTTGGTGAGCCAGTCACCGAACTGGGATGCCGTGAGGACACCGCGGCGATGCTCGAACCACTCTGGGGATCTCTGCTCGCAATCGATCAACGTGCAATCGGGGAAAAGGCTCATTGTGCTGCCTCCTGATTAAGTTTGCGCTGCTTTGCGTCGATAGCGGCGTGTGCTGCCTTCACCTTGCCCTTTGGAAGCTCCGAGATGGACTTGATGCTCAGATGACGTGCAAACGCCTCCTCGTCGATGCTAAGGGCATCTATGCGGGTTTTGATGAGGGCTATGTCCTCGTCGTCTGCCTTGACCATCGACACAGGTGCAGGTTTGACAGGGTTGACTGCCGACTGACCGTCATCGTCCTCCTGTGCTACGCCAGTGACGGATGCTAAAGAATAGCGACGGAGGTATGTGGTAGCAGCTCCCACACCTTGTGCGTCAGCCTTGGCTGGGACGCATGATGCGATGGCTGTGATGTATCCACCACCCTCGTGGCAGAGTGCCGTGGTGACCGATACCAGCGATCCATCGAATGAGGGATTCTGGATGATGCTCAGACCGAATCCGCTGAAGACTGGTCGTACTGTGTTCAATACCTCTGCCAAATCGGCATACCGGTTCTTGAAGTGGGGATTCACTGATCCCTTGGTTGCGTTTTCTACTGCGTGCTGTGCTTTTGCCAATGAGGCGAAAAGCTCCGGTGTTGCGTGTTCTAGGTTCATGTTGGTTAGGTCGCTTCCTTGCGACAGGAGAAGTAAATCACAGTGTGGATACTATGCAAAGGAAAATCTTTATAAAAATAAAAATAATTATTTTCACCAGATCGCTTGACATTGGTTCCGATCTATCGCAGTTTCCTCTTGGCAACCGAGCTGATACCTCATTAGTCATAGATTTCCTTCAGAAAAAAGGGGTCACGTTTTAGCGGGGTATCAGACCGCTAGTCGTGACCCCTTTTTGTTTTGTGCAGATTGGATATGTCACCTGTTCCAAAGGCCGCACAGACCAACAGCACAAGCCACAATGAGACGTTAGGGTTAAATGATTGCGCGTCCCAAAATAAAGCAATTAGGGTCACTCTCTGCTCCACTGTGGTTTTCCATGGGGGGTAGGGGGGTATTGAGATAAAGAAATCTAAGATTATGTTATTGAATAAAAGAGGAATACCGATTCAGTCATTTAAAAGCAAAAAATCTGGGCTAAATAAGTCTTACATTGAAGATCGTCGAATTATAACTCTTAAGGAATTAAAGCGTTTTAAGAAATGGCTAGTAGATTTTAAGGGATATAAAATAAATAATATATCCATTTACCGTATTTCATATCAAGAAACACCAAACTCTCCTGAAATCAAAGTAAGAAGAAACGAATCCAAGAACCAAAGTATAATTGATGTCCTTGGAAATCATCATTTTGACGAGTTCAAAAACAAATCCTACGCAGTCGATAAAAGCTGCCGAGATGTAGGGGATTTTTACCGTTCATATATTACTAGCCAAGAATGGCGAGATCGTTCTCTGAAGTGTCTTGCTGATGCTGACCACCAATGCGAGGTATGCGGTAATTCTGACGAATTAAACACTCATCACTACAATTACCACAATTTAGCCAAAGAAAGCGAGAACGACCTTTTCTGTCTCTGTAAACGGTGTCACGGATTATATCACAAAAAATATCCAGCTTCTGAACTTCCAAGCGATTATGATTTACCTAGATTGACCCGATTGCATCACATTATGGGGACTATTTTACAGATGATGAAACGGGTTTAAAATCTTAACTATTTTTTTGGATACTAAACTAACCCCGCAACAAACACATACATGAAGTTTATTTTTGACATTCTTTTGAAGTTTATGCCTTTTCCCATATCTTCTAATGCTTTTCTTGAAGTTCAAGAAGATAAAAAATACTGCTTATGTCCTGATTGTAACTCGCTACTTGGAATGAGTTATTATCCTCTGACTAAATGCGGCTGTGGGTTTCATGGTAAACCGCATAAAATCCTAACGGAAAATGAAGCAATAATGTGTCACAAATAAGACACTTAGAACGTGACAAAAGTCGATGTACGACGACATTTATGGAATGTAGCCGAACAACAACAAAAAGTCGGTAATTGGCATCATTTAGTTACAATGTGTAACGGTTAACTAAGGCATCAGACTCTTGTCAGATCCAGATAAAAGCATGGGTTCGCAGATGGCCGTAACGCCATCGATAACTACACCGCAACCAAGGATCGGTTTGGAGTTATACTTCTTGCCGTAAGCCATAGCCTCCTTGTCGTGATCGACCCCACAGCCTACCTGCATACCAAATAATCTGGTCCGAGAGTTAGCAAAGTAAAGCACACCGAACTGTGCGTGGAAGTGACCTTGAACAACGGAACAATGCTCACTCTGTGCGTTCAAGAAGGCAGATGATATCTGACCACCTTTTCCCCGGTCACCGTGCTGATAAAGCACACCATCGATCATCTTGTTTCCATACCGCGGTATCACCTCCCAGCCATGCACCTCCCACAGGTCTGCGTAGTCCTTCAATACGGACAAGGGAAGCCCTAAATCAGAGGCTTTACGCTCCGTTAGGCTGTCATGGTTACCAATGAGCCATGTAGCCCGTGGAAAGGCTTGGTAGAGCTTCTTAACTTGTGCCTTGGCATCCTTGAACTCCTTCTCACTGTTCATCAATGATGGTGCCTTCGGATGGTAGCTGATGCTTGACCAGTCAACCAAGTCACCAATTACGACAACCTTGTCGCATTTATGCTTGGCGTAGATACGCTTCAAGAATGAAACGTAATTCCGGTGCATTGCCGGACAGTGTGGATCTCCAACAACTAGAACTTTAGACATATTATTGTAATTTTAATGATTCCCAAGCTACCCAGAATATCTCGTCAACGCATCGGACTACGGCTTCTTGCTCATACTTTTCCATCCAGCCCACTCCCGATATTAGGAGTGATGCCTCAAGGATCTCATGCCTCAAGGTCGTGATAATAACACGCTCGTCCTTGATGAGGTTTGATATCCAGATAACCCGGCTATCGTGTTCATATTGACCATATGCGTCTTCTAGCTTGCCCCTCTTAATCTTTACAGATTGACCCGCTATCTTGACGCTGTTTGGTAACTTCATGCTTTTCGGTTAATGTAACTACCCTCGCCAACTCCAAACTTAAAAGGCTCATGCCCAGCCGGGTTAACGCAGAGGTCAATAGCATTAGCGTATACTGTTGCTAATCCGTCAATGCTTATATCTTCGCAGTCTTCTTCGTTACTCCCAAAGAATGGCTCTACGATGATAGCAGGGCAGTGGGTTAGCTCCAAGAACTTACCTCCCCGGTCCGTCTTGTGGATGGGTTTGATGCCTCTCGGCTTGATGCTTGAGAATGCTTTTTTGAACTCAGTCTCAAAGTTCTTGGCGATAGTAGCACCAATCAAAGAGTTATGCCAGTGCAACCACTCGTGACCGTTGGCACTAGGTGATGCCGAGTTGAAGTGCAGCTCGATAGCCAAGGTAGCCTGTGCAGCCTTAATCTTGTCAGCAATATCCGACATGGCAGATCCATACCCGCCACCATCGTAGTGGTCGAAGATCTTTGATGGGATACCTTTACGGGTAAGATTTGCTGAGAGCTTGTTTGCTACCTTTAAATTAAAATCACGTTCATTGATCTCCAGTGCGTTTGAATAAGCACCACCATCATATCTCCCGTTGATCTTCCGACTATGTCCTACGCAGATTGCTATCATTATTTTGTTTCCTCAATTAGCAGTCTCCGGAATTGGTAGCTGCTCATGTAAACCTGTCCTTCACCGATCAT